GCACTATAAATTTCAGAAAACTCTACACCACTTCTAGCAGCGACAAAGTTCAATGTAATGAAGTTAATAGATCGAGCAGGTTTGACAAAAATTGAACATACGAACTCGTTTCTATCGATAACGGAGTCTGTGTTGTTAGTGTCGTCACATATTACTGAATAATCTACTAAACCTCTTCTGTTTTTAACATCTCTTAGGAAAGGTTCAATTGCACTTCTAAACTGAGCTCTTGTGAAGGCATCGTTAAATTCGAACAATTGTGCTTTAGCAGCGACTGCTATTGCTTTCTCTAATACTATGAATAATCTTCTGACATTAATTCTATCAAATGCTGATGGAGTACTTAATGCAGTCTTGTCACCGTACAACAATGTTCCTTGGCCTGGGAATGTAACCACTGGGTTAACTCTGGCTCTGTATAGGTCATCTCTAGATGCTTGTTTCGGATTGAAAGCAAGTTTAGTGATACCTAAGTATTGTCCTCTTGAGAATCCAGCAGGTGAAACCCATGAATCTCTAGTAAGGTCTGATCTTGCCATGATACCAGCAGTGTGTCCGTTTGCAGGAATCCATCTGTATGTATCGTGGAATCTATCGTATTGGTATACCCAACCACTGTCAATTACTGCATAAGAACTTGAAGTTGCTGTATCTGCAGTTGTTTTAACATTTGATGCTTGAGTTGACTCACTTGAAACACCAACGACATCTGAATATCTAGGTGATACAATGACCATGCAGTCTTTTCTTGATTCTGCAAGAAGAATTGCTTGGTTAGTAAGTGTTGTCCAGTCTGCACGAGTATCTTGATCTGCACTAGCACCACGAGTTCTTGTAGAACCCACGATTAAGAATGAGATGTCGATTGTTTCTGCATCACCGAAATGAGTTGTCCAGTCTGCATGTTTTTGACCAGCAGTACTGATATTTCCATCTAGACCACCAGTTAATGAAAGAATCCATGGTGTTGTCGGCCCTGTGAAAGGGTCTGAAACTGAAGTTGCAAGTGTTCTATCTTCTGCAGCGGTTAAATCTGTTGCAGTGTTGTGTCCTGACCAGTATACATATTTTGACTGTGACTCAATAACATCTTTATAGTAGAGTGAACTACCTTCAGGTGTTTTTGCATCCGAAGCCATTGAAGAGAATCCAAATGATTCTAATACTGTTCCAGCTGTTCCTGTGATAGCACCATCTTCGTCTACAACTACAATATGAATTTCATCAGCAGTTGCACCAACTAAGGCTGCACCAGCAGAAATGCCTGGAGCTTTGTTAAATAATGAATAATGTTCCCACTTTCTAGTGATTGCAACACCATTACCTACTTCTACGGTTACACCAGTATTTACTGGTTGACCTAGTGACTTAACTGTTAGATTGTTAGATGCAATACCTGTTACTTTATATTCTTGTGTATGTCCAACGAAGGTTATGATATCTCCAACTTGGAAAGCTGCACCACTAGCAACACCGATGACTGTTTGACCAACCGCCTCTGTTCCTGTAGTAGTACTTGCTGCACTTTTCTCGTAAGCATCTGCACTCGCACAATGAGAAATTTTAAGTGAATTACCTAAAGCTCCTGCATAACGTGAGACCCATTGGCCTACTGTGCCGTTTAAAGCACCCGATTTATATGAATATGTGTAGTCATCGTGATTTTTCAATAACGATGAAGTACTGCCGGTTGCGTTCGCACTACGCATTAGAGAGGCCAAAGACCCCGATCTAACGATTCTTAGTGATGAACCATATTTTAAGAAAGATTCTGCAGTATAGAAGTCTTCAGCAGCTGCGATTGTATTAGCAGGAGATGAAAAATTATCTACCAAACCCTTTGCATCGGAAACTGTTATTACTTCACCTACTGGGCCCCATCTGAATGAACCAACAAAAGCACCTATTGTGCTTGATACTGCTGGTACAACATTTGTCAAATCTATCTCTGAGATTTGAACGCCTGGTGATACTTGAAATGCCATACTTTTACTCCTGTTAATGTAAAAAGTGTTGTTTATTTTAAATCAACATTTTTTTAAAAAGTGTTGTTTACTGTTTTATTTATAACAAATAAAAACTCACCAACACACTGTTATTCTTCCTGTTGTCCTGCGGGGAACCATCTGTCCCCTTCTACATCTACAAAACTTTCTTCTTGTATACCTTGTGTAGCACCAAAAACTCCAGCAGGTAACATATCGTCTTCAATCATCTTTTGTTGTTCTGAATACAATAAATCCTTTACTGCCGAATCCGTTAAATGAAAAAAGAATTCTGTTGTTACAAACCATGCAAATAATACGCAGTTCATAACCATGTCATCATGATAACCCTTTGCAGCCTCATATGATGTACCTTTATTTATAAAGGTTAAAAGTTCGGTTATTGTGGCTCTGTCAACCAACTCTAAACGATTCTCCTCACATAATTCTTTAAGTGTCGAACAACCGATTCTCTTAATCTTTCGGTTCATCGTCACTCCAATATCTTCTTGTTTGGTCATCCCCTGTACAAATACATTGGGATATTCAATATCATAGTGCAATTGAGTAGCAACCATCCCTCCCTCTGCATTGTTCTCTACGATTACTAATGCTTCGTTATAGGGTCTAACATATTTTGAAATCATGTCGGGTAATAACATCGGAGACAACATATTGTCTCTGAATGTAGCAACTTGTTTAAAGGGTTGTACCGACACATCAAATATACTAAACGTGGAATAGTCGATTCCCCTACCCTTAGAGACATCCACTGTACATACATATGAATGACCTTCTACGGGTCTAGTGTATATATTTATGTTATCTTTATTCCAGTCGGGGGTGACTGACCTCATTCCCAATAAACAATTCGAATTAATGAGTGTATTACCTGTTCCTAGGAAACTGTTACCGTACTCTTGTTCAAACTGGGTCTCGGATGTGTTTGCGATCGTGGACTTCTTCCATGCATCATCTCTGCCCGGCACATCATACCAATTAATGAGGAAGTGTTTATACTCACTTTCTCTCTGCACTGCACTCTCATATAACTTGTAGAACATGTTACCCACACCGTTTGCAGTAGATGTGATAATAACCTTCGAGTTTTTACCTGAAGTAACAACAGGATATGTTGATGTATAGAATTCTTCTGCATTTTCTACGAACGCAAACTCATCTAGGTATAGTAGGTTGATTGAAAGACCACGAATAGAACTCGAAGATGTTGCAGCTGCAACTACCTTAGAATCATTTGCAAATTCAATTGAACCTTTGTTAAGTATCTTAACGCCAGGCTGCAAGAAGAATGGGACTGATTCCAACATGGTAACAATACGAGAGATCATCTCACGGGCAATTGCACCTTTGTTAGCAAGTACTGCAACGGTGACTTCGGGGTGGAAGAGGAGATACCACAGCAAGTACGCACATGACGTGATGGATTTACCACTCTGTCTAGATGCAAGTACTATATTGAATCGATTTGCATCGTAGTGTTCAATTAGTTCAGCCTGATATCCACGAAGTTCAAACTTGACAAGTCCTTCGTCTAGTGATATAATTTGACAATAGTTCTCAATGAAGTGTGTAGGGTTGGATGAACACTTCAAATATTCTTTGAATTCTGCTTCGGTATACTGTTGTTCTATACCCGATCTTTTGATCTGAGTATTTCCCAAGTATCCTTGGTTTGTAGGAGCTACCATTTAGTCTTTTTTCTTTTCATTTTTGAGGAACTTCTGCAACTCAGAAGTTGAACCAACATATAAATGGTTGTGTTGAGTCTTCACTCCCTCATTTTCATTATTTAATTCTTTCATCTTTTTCTGCAAGTCTAATAACTTCTCTGCAGTGTCTCCAACAGTCTTAATTAACTGTCCTGCAACCTCGTATGCACGAGGATGTTCGGTTTCCTTACATAGGTCAAGGATTCCATCAATTGCGTCCTGGCCTCGTTCTACGAGACTATAGAGGGTCTCACGACCATACTTATAATCGTTCTCCATAGACTCAGAAGCTGTTGGGATTTTGACCACTTTGGTCTCTTTTTGAATCTCACCTGTGATATCTAAGATACCGTTTAGTTGATTATCTATTTTGTCTGTCATAATTATTAACTCGCATCGGTTACCTTGTCAGCTGCAAATGTAGACTTAGCACCATCATCATAAAAACTCACTGTCTCTGCAACCACGAATGTATCGGTTGGGTCAACAGAACCTACGAACTTCAGTTTAGATTTTGCACTTAGTGTTACTGCACTTGAGACTACTATCGATAGTTTATCACTAGCAATACTTACAACAGTAGGGTCGGTTGCATTTCCAGTCCCAAATACTTCATCTAATGCACTTATCTTACTATTTATTGCAGTAGTAAAGGCAATTGTGGTAGAACCACTCACTACACTATTAGTTCGTTCTTCAAACGCAGGTTCGTAATGTTTAACTTCTTTAACAAGACCCGATGCTTCTAACTGTGTCGTT